TCTTTCATTGCTTCTACGGCTTTCAACCGTGAAGATGGTTTCAAGTATTCCGCGTGCATTGCTAACTCAATCGGTCTTATGCGTGGTTTCATCTGGTACGCGCCAAGTCCGGTGTATTCTGTGTCCGCGTCTGACTTGTCAATCTTATGACCGCTAAAGCACAATTCAGACATAGCCGTCCAATCACCTGTTATTACCGGGCAACCGCAAGCCTGTGCTTCAATCAATGGGATACCAAACCCTTCGCCCTTGCTAACCAGAACATGCACATCTAATGCAGAGTACATAGTCGCCATAACGGTATCCGGTATTCCTAGAAATAGGCTGTATTGGTCAGGAAACATAATGTCTTTCCCGGCTTGCAATCCTAAAGAGTTAAAAAGCTGTGGCAGGTTAATACCTTGCGCTTCACCATTTTGCGACATTCCAGAATGCAAATAAAAGATCGCGTCGGTGTGAACTTTCTTGAAATCTCTAAATGCAGTCAGGACTTCCACAAAAGACTTACGGGATGGATTGCCCTTGTTCATTGCTACCATTCCCATAATGTAGGCATCCTTCGGCCAGTTCAACAGCTTACGCGCTTCTGCTTTATCCATTGGTTTATATACATTGGTATCAACAGCATGAGGCACGTAGTAACTGTGCAATCCGGCTTCCTGTACAATCCTTTGCCCAAACTTACTCATAGCGATTCTACGATAAGCCGTTGCCAGGTTTCTTTTGATGCTGTCTGGCAAGTTGATATGATCTATTGGATACCAGGGAATCCACCTCAAACCCGGCGCAATTCCTCCGGTATTGATAATCCAAGTATCCGTTAGAGTTAGCAGAACATCAGCCCGCCAGTTCTGGGCATGCGCACTCATCACATCGTTTCCATAGGCCTCAAAGAAGTTTGGATAAACTGGCATCCCGGCTACATTCATCATGCCGCCTTGCAAACCGTAGTATGCAAAGACCGCTGTAGGATAACCCAGATTATTTATTCTGGAGGCAAATAGCTTTGTCTGTACGCCGTAACCGGTATTAGCCCACGGTGCGTTTGACTGCCAGAGTATGCGTATTTTTTCGTTTGTAAGGTTCAGTTGATCTGTCATGTACCCTCGACATGTCCCTCAAAGTACGGGAACGGAAGGCACGAGGGTGTATGCTTTTCGCGTGTACACGCTATCCGTTCCCGAGGTTGGGCACTGATTACGCAGTACCCATACCTTCAATAGCTACGCCCCAGGTTGGGCGCATAACTCCATAGGCGTATTCCATACGCCCGTTCAATTCAATACCGCCGCCGCCGCGTGAAGCATCGCGCTGTGGTTCGATGGTGAACGGGTTGCGGATGTCAAGCGCGATTGCCTGACGATGGAACATGCCGCCAACGGATGCAGAACCGGCGGTGATATTCGCGTCAACTAGGAAATCCACGCCGGAGTACGAACCCTGATAGAACGGTCTGATCACGCTATCCATGAACATCTGGTTATTCTGAAGCAGGGTAGGCACATCGGCAGTTCCGCCGGTCATGTAGTACCACTGGACAGGAGACAAAACGCAAATGTACGGGCCGGGGATTTTGTTAGTCCGCATCTTGGCCTGCGCGTGCATGATGTACTTGAAGTTCAAGGCAACAGAGCCAGCACCGACAGTTCCGCCGGTCAATGAATCGAACAGTCCGGCAAGTTGAGTGTCAACACTCTCGCCGAGGGAATTACCGAGATGCTGACCAGCATCAGCCTGCGCGCCCATCGGATCAGTGCGGATACGCTTGTCAGTCAGGAAGATTTGCTGGTAGTACAGCGATGGGGTGAGAGTACCGGCGGCGGTGGCGTGGAAGGCCAGCGCAGTCCCGTCAGTGTTCTCATCAATGGCGGCAAACGTCCCGCCTGAATAGGTTGACCATACACGCGGGCGGCTGTCAGATAGATCGCCTTTGACAGTCACGAGCGGGGCCATTACATTAGATTCGGCAGCCGCAAACAGGGCAATGTCATAGACATTACCGATGAGTGTCGACATAGTGCCGTAAGTTGATTCCAGTGCCATAAATTACTCCTTATTCGTTGAAGATCACTCCGCCGCCCTTAGCCCAGTTGCTTATCGCGGTTTGTCCAGTCAAGCGGGCATATTTCTCTGCGTCTGTTTCTTTTGGTTGCCCGCCTTCACCTGGATTAGTTGGACCCGGTGACGGTTTCTTATCTTCTGGTTTTGGTAGCGTTTCGAGTAACGCTTTGGCATCGGCTTCCAGTTCTTCTTCGGTCTCACCCATCAACCGTGTTGCCAGGTTTGCGGGTAATCCAACCTTTGCCGCTACCGTCCGCTGTAACTCTGTGCGCTCATATTGTTTTGTTTTGGCTTCGAGTTCCTTGATCTTCGCTTCTGCTTTTTGCGCTTCGGTCATCTCGGCCTCTTTGCGTTTGGCATCGGCTGCTTCAAGTTCGTCAAGGCGTTTTCTGCGAGCGGCCGCTTCCTTGTTCGCGTCTTTGAGTGCCGCCTGCATTTTGTCAAATTCGGCTTTGGAAATTGCCACCGTCTCGGTGTTGGTCTCTTCCGGCTTTGTTTCTGGTTTTGTTTCAGTTACTGGGGTCGTCTCGACCTGTTTTGTTTCTTCTGCCATCTCGGCTCTCTCCTGTTGGTAAATAGAAAAAGCCGCCTTCGCGACATTCCCCGAGTTTTCAGGTACTGTCACAAAAGCGGCTTGTTGGCCTAACGGCCTATATGCCAATATTCAGTTGTTGAATTTAGAATACCACATATTCAAATATTGTCAAGCGTTTTTCTTGGCATGTTTTCCGATATTCCACCGCCTTTCTATTGCATCGACAAAGGTAAGGAGTGCGGCGCGTACCGCTACCCAGAATTCGCGGTCAGTCACCGATCAAATCCTTTAGTGGCGTCTCTCCACGCATCGTCCCGTACACGTCATCCTCGTGTTGTGTCGATAGTGCTCCGAATTCAAACTTGCCGTCTTTCCATGCTTCAAATTTTGTATCACCCATGTACTCGCGCTGTTTATTCTCGGGGAGTTCCTTGAACCAATCTTCACCAGACTTATCGAGCGGGTTCTTTCCACCAATCACAGCGGGAAGCATGGTACACATGCCATTATGGTGATCGTCTAGCGTTTCATCGTTGGTGTGAAATGTCCCGTGCATGGCAATGCAGGAAACACACGACTCTGTGTCTAATGCAGACATCCAGTACCAGCCCTCGACCACGTCCGAATTAGCTATGTAGCTTGCCCGGTTCGCTTCACGGTAACTGTAAATCTGCACAGTCCGGGTCATACGCAGAGCATCGGTAAGCCCCATGCCTATTTCGCGCTCGATGATCTTGGCGATGCTTCGCGGGTTCTTGCCCAGCCCGACATTCTCGATTAGCGTCTGTTTCAGGCGTTCTACTGTGGTCGGTGCAAGTTTCGCCAGCCGTTGATAGAGCGCGCCGTCTTCCTGCAGAAAGCCGATCATGTTCTGGATTGCCTTCGGATTTATGTTGTTCCATTGTGCGATAATCGCGGGATCTCCACCAGCGGCCAGAACCAACCGCTTCGCGTCGTCTATACCCGCCAGTATTTCTTCTGTAACGCCCTTGCGTATCTGTATTTCTGTATAGTTCTGAAACTTGGTAAGTTCTACATCAACTTGTCTCAGTAAGTCTTTGAACTTATCCATCCGTAGTAATGCGGAGCGGGTCAATTCTGGATGCTCTGCCATTTTGATAGTCAGGAGTTCCATCTTATCCTGTAACGCACGATACATTGACTGGTAAGTTTCTATGAGGTCAGTCAATGCCAGTGCGTCCCGCTTTTCTATGGCTTTGCGAAACTGTTTGGCAAGTTCGATAATGTCTGTTCCTACTGGTTGGTCACTCATTCATAACTCGCTCTAGTTCTGGCAACTCAGGGTATAAATCTTCCATCGGAGCGGATACAATTTGCCCGTCAACCATTTTACTCTGAATGCGTGGGGTTTGCTCTTGAATGAGAGGGCAAGGGACGGTAACAATCATGGGTTCCGGGAAGTTCATAACCCATTCTACATCAGCATTTATATCTTCTATATCCTCGCTAATCCATGACCAATCAATTCTATAAGCCTTTGCTATGTCCTCAATGTGCGGCATTGTAAATCCGCTTTGTGGATCACAACCAACCCGCTTCCCGAAATACTTATCCTGCATTCCGGCAATAGAACCGTAACCGCCATTACTGATAACAAATATCTTGATAGGCAAGTTCAATCGCCTAACGACTTCCAATTCTTGTGCGTTCAATTGAAAACCACCGTCACCTGTCACGCAGATAGTCCGCTTACCGCCAGACGCCAGACATGCGCCGATTGCCGCCGGTACGTCCGTTCCCATTGCGCCCAGAGCAGGCGCGAATATGAACCGCTGCCCTTCCTTGACCTTCCATGTCTGTAAAATGATATTCGCGGACGGTCCAGACGAGCCGATAGCCAGCACGTCATCGGGCGCGCTTGCCTTGCAGAGCGCGTCAGCCAACTGGTAGATATTCAGGTCGCCTTCCATGTGCTTATCCAGCATGGCCGGGTATCGCACGTTCAAATCTTTGCACCAATCCAGCCACGTACTATCATGCTTCTCGAACACCTGTGGATAACTTAGATAGTGTTTCAGGTCATCGGCTATGAATTGGATAAACCCGCGCGGGTATTTCCTGAATTCTTCTGTGTCGATGTCAACCTGTACCCGTTTGGCGTTCTTAGCAAACAGATCGTAGCGGAAACCCACCTGGTCGGGGTCTAGCCTTGCCCCTAACACAAGTAAGAAGTCCGCCTTCTGCTGAATGATATTCGCGGCTCTCTGTCCGATACTTCCCGGCCTACCACAATACAGCGGGTGGTCGTCGGGTAGTAGGTCAATTGCTTTCCATGTTGTGAGTACCGGAATGTTCAAATGTTCGATGAATGCTAGAAACTCCTGTACTGCGTTAGCCGCGCGTACACCATGGCCGGCAAGGATAACAGGCCGCTTTGCTAAATTCAGTTGTTGAATATAGTCGTGATCTTCAAACATGGTCATATCTCCACCGCCTGAATATCCTGCGGTATATCAATCCAGACTGGCCCAGGTCTACCAGTTATAGCTTCTGTGAATGCGGTATCCATAACAAACTGAATATCATTACCGTCAAGAACTGATACTGCGTACTTCGTTATGCTCTTTACAACCGGGATAATATCCACCTCTTGCGAGCCGAACGAGCGGATACCCATATCCTTTTTTAGTGTGTCTGTCTTTGCCTGTCCAGAAATAACCAGCATAGGATACGAGTCCATCCATGCGGCGGCTAGTGGGGTTATCGCATTTGTTGCACCGGGGCCAGACGTTACAAGGCACACACCAAATCCGTGATACATTGCATAAGCCTGCGCCGCGAAACCAGCGCCCTGTTCATGTAGCATAGATACCGCGTGAAGTCCCGACCGCCCGAGACTGTCTACCAGGTGCATACATCCACCGCCGGGAACGAAGAACACGGTATCAACTTGTTTTGCTACTCGTTGAATAACGTAGTCAGATAGTTTCATTTCAACCCGCTTTCTAACATTATCGTTTCAAGTGCTTCTATGCTTTCGCCATGCGCTAGGTCGTGCCATGCCCTATGACTAAACATATCGTTTCCACAACTCGGGCACCTATTCCCAAGACAAAAATACCGATGTGCTAGTTCTCCGTGGTCGCCAATTTCATCACCAACATATTGAGCGTAAATATTCGCGTTATAGATACAGCCGCATTTACAACATCTAAATGACGAATGGTTGATTATGATGATAACATCCCTATCAATTACCGCGCTGCACTCACAGGTCTTCATCTTCACCCTCAATCATCCAATCTGCATACCTGCTTATCTGTTGCTCCAATAGATAGCTTTCCTTCACGTCTAGCTCTGCACGGGTCAGGCTCGTATCCGGTACATAGTACGGGGCGTGTTCTGTAAACCCATCATTTGCCACGCGAATTTCAGCGTTTATATCAAGAACCTTACATACCCGCTCTGCCAGTTCAAGGATAGTGATAGGCTGTTCACTTCCAACGTTATAAATACTACCCGTTTCACCGTCCAGCATAATCTTCCATAGCCAGACCGACAAATCAGCACCGTACATATACGAGCGTACAGTTGCACCCGTACCATTCACCCGCAATGGTTCTCCGGCTAAAGCATTCTTGACAAAGTTTCCTACGGCGAAATTGCCTGGTCGCAGATAAGCCCCACAGAACGTGAACAGGCGGGCAATCCTCACATCCGCGCCGGATGCCATGAGACTGTTCTCTGCATCAATCTTTGCATGTCCGTAATCGTTCAATGGGTTGAGATATACCGCCCCGGATGAAGCATAGACAATCCTGCGGGGACGAGTTTCTAATAGTTTATCTTTGATGTGCCTATCAAATACAGGCGCAAGATGAAACACGTAATCGAAGTGATCCGGGTCAATAATCATCCACTTTTCAAACGCCGTCCTATCCAGCACGCATACCTTGAATTTCTTATGCTGATAGATTGACGCGGCACTCAGACCATGCAAGAGCCAGCTACCGACAAAACCAGATCCGCCGGTTATCAGTATGTTCTTGCCGTTGAGTTGTGAAAAGTCAACTTTTGAGGCTATCTCTGCTATTTCGGAATCGAATCTCATGGGCGTAATCCCTGAATTTCTCAATCTCATATTGGATGTGCTTTTCCGTCAGACCATGCCAGCAGCCTACCCAGAACGTGCGCTCATAAACCGTGTCGCTGTTGGTCAGGTCGCCGGATACACGATAATTGACACCATCCATTGCCGGATGTCTGGTGATGTTTCCGGCGAATAACGGGCGTGTCGCAATGCCAGCCCCTTCGAGGAACTCCACCATCGGCCTGCGTTCGCCGATGGTTGTCACGGGAAAGCCAAACGGTATCATTCCGTCAACATACTCAGGCGGGATGATAATGTCGGTCAGGTCCTTCACGCCTTCCAACAGCATCCGATAATTGCGAACACGGACGGCGTTGAA